ATCCTGTCTGCCTTGTGAAGTTTGTCTACCCGCGCAAAGCATCGACCCATCCGAATGTCCCATCGTTTTATATGACACATATAAGTCATCCAGTAATTCTTTCATAAACACGTCGGTTTCCAATTGATTAAATCGCATATATTCCTTCATTGTTATAAAGAACGCCTTGAGTTCCGATTTTAAACTAACAATTGTTGCGTCGGGGGCATCAATCGGGTCTGTTGCGACATAGCGCATCGCTTGGTTTAGGTCGTTTTGACATCGGCGTGCATTGTTAAATCGGAGCGCTTGATTTATTTTTTCCTGTGTTCTTTGTCTAAACATATACTTGGTAAAATCGGCGGGTTCAGTAAAGTCTCCGTCAAAATTCAACAAACGGGGTACAGGCGTAGTCGAATCCACACATTGAACTACATCGTCCCACGTCATCGCGCCGTACAAATCAACCGAAACTGTGTCTGGCGTCAATGTTCGAATATGAATGGTTTTCTTATTTGTGCCTGCAATGCCCGACACGTATACTCGCGATCGCCACTCATTGCATCGCCAGTCATATAACTCGCCGTTGGTCGCTTCCAAATATGCACGTTCCAATGTAGAATATACGATATTATGTGTAATTTCACCGCAAACTTCCTTTGTGAATTCCATTTGCGTGATTACATAATAGTCGCCGAATTGTTTGTTACCAAGGGTTTGCAACATTAGCGAATCGTGGTCGGTTCCATATCCAATATAAATGTTTAAATATTGTTCAGAAACGAGGGCGCTCAACGCCACACAACCCGTTTCGCCTTTATTCGCGCAGCCATCCGTGAGGCAAATATGCACGATTTTATGAGACGGATTGTCGACAATATATGCATCGAGCTTGGTTCGCGCATTGGTAAGCGCCAGTTCAATATTGGTGGCGCCAGCGGGCTGTATCGTGTTGATTTCGCGAATTATCTCGTCCACATTTACTTCGGATAACGCCTCAAATTCAACCACGTTGACGATTTCATTATCAAACGAATCGATTGAAATAATAATACGTTTAGGAACGGTCACCAAGAAGCGCAGCATATTATGTAGTGTTTGATGCACTTGCTTCATTTTACTGTTGCCGTCATCACATCCTTCGGCCATTGAAGCCGAATTATCAATTGTAAAATGCAATACAATTGTATTTGTATTTGCGAGCGCGCAATTGGATTGAATATCGACTATACCAAATGTGTGCCACTCGTTTTGGAATTCGTCAATTACATCAGCTGAATGTAATTGAAGTGAAAGAAATAATGCCATTGTTGTTATGAGTATATAGCAGGCAATCTTTATATTATTTAATATAACACAATATGGTATGGAAGACAATTTCGAAAAAATCATATATATGAAGAATGAAATTATATGCAATAATGAAATTGTGCAAGAGAAGTTAACCAAGTTAAAACAAATATACAATGAGTTAATTCTAAAGAATAACAAGAAGATGTTCTTATTTTGCCTCGATTCGTTCTATTTCCAATATAAAATATTGATTATCGAAATGGATAATATTAATATATTAACCACGCTAATTATGAATCGTATATATGGCGATTATTATAAACTATACAATGTAATTATACATCAAATTGCATCAGTGCCGTTATTCAAAGATATTTCAAATAATATATCAAATCATCCGATTTATAAAGAATTAGAACCCTTTCGCGAATATGCCATAGATACGACGCCAATACACGACGACATATTATCTTTAATAAATCAAATGCGAATGCGTATTGAAACGAAAGAATCCGAATATAATGAGTATAATGAATCGTTAACTGGTATGTCAGTATCCAATTTTTTAAATACATTGGACTACGAAAACACATTGGTTAAAGAACAATTCGCTTTATACACGAATTATATTGATTTTTATCATCATTCACAGATACACTTTTTAACGCAATTACTTTTAAAAATCAAATACTTCCACGAAAATGTGGATGACATTTTGAATAATTATGGCAAGTCGCCGCATTATTTAGTATTTGAAAGTGGGTTATTTTGCGACGATGAACGGTTATTACAACCAGTCGATTCTGTATTTTTTACGCTGGATGAAAATCTTAATATATAGTATGGCGTGGTTTAGCGATATACATATGCTTCATCCATATTCAATATATCAACGAGGAGTTGTGCTTCCGAATCCTGATATTTGGGGGGCTGCAAACGAACCGACGCGTTTGAATAACAACCGATATGTGTTTTTAGGATTTCTGGTTGAATCTAATAATATAAATGATTTGCAGCCAAATATCAACTATGACTTATATCAAGGCAATATACGACTCGTGTTTTATAATAAATCGGTTAAAATTGTAACCTATAATACCAATATGCGGTTCAAATTATTATATGCAGAAACGGAGTCTCAATCAGAAGAATTCGCAGAACAAATTGCCAAAGTGCACGCGTATGAAGCGCGGCGGACAAACCAGCGGTCGCACGCAAATTCGGTTTTATTTAGTCACGTTAATTCACTTGCTCATCCAAGTCGGTCAAACGTTCCAAGTCGGTCGTTTACTCGGTTAAGTCAGTCGATAGTACATAGACCGAGTTCAACCTATCGCACGTCAGTGGGTAAAGGTAAACGAAATAAACGAAATAAACGAACTAAACGTAAAATTACGGTATAGTAATTTTTCTTTAACTTTTATATGAAAAAGGCAAAGAAAGCTTTAGATGAAAACGAAGACTCAACCAGTATTACCACAACCAAGCCAGTTGAATGGTCTGCGGAAAACGAATTGATTTTAGTCGAATGGGGTGACGCCGCTCAATGTTATAAATGGTTGAATGCGCAAGCCCATTCCAGACTGTCATATATGCACGCGTGGTTTACTATACCTGCAATTACATTGTCCACTATTACTGGCACGGCATCATTCGCGCAAACCAGCTTACCTGAATCATATCGGACATATGCGCCGATGGTTATAGGCAGCATCAATATATTTATTGGAATATTAACAACAGTTCAACAATATCTAAAGATTTCGGAATTGAATGAAGCCCATCGCGTTGCTGCGATTTCGTGGGATAAATTCTCACGAAATATTCGAATCGAATTGGCAAAGGCGCCGATTGAACGTATGGATGCAGCGCATTTCTTGAAACTAAATCGACATGAGTTTGACCGACTAATGGAAACCAGTCCATCCATTCCAATTAAAATAATTGATAAATTCAATTCTACATTTATGGGAAAAGAAGGCAGTATAGAAAGACAGCGATACGAAGCTTTGAAAAAACCCGACATTTGTGATATAATAATCAGTGCAAATGAAAATCGATATCGCCGAGAAAATACATTGGATGCAACGAGTTTAGAAATAAACGACGACAAAGAAACCGCTGCATTTAATGCAACCAAAACGCTGGAATTGCAGGAATTATGCAAGAACGCGGATAAATCAAAAACGCAGACCAAACAAATCGACGATTATGTGCATTTGTTTTATAACATTTACGGGAGACATCCGTTGAAAGAAGAAATGATTGACCATTTTATACCTGAAAATGAAACAATTAAAGAATGTATCGATGCGTATGATTTAGAGCAATGCGCATTTTAAGTGCCGACTTCCAAAGGCAAAAAAACACACACGCACACATTCCCTTGACCGCTATGCGGTCATATGCGCCAAAGGCGCAAACGGGACTAAATTCTATATAATGGGGTTATTATCTACTTACTAAATTGGTAGGTAAGCAAATTCCCATCTTATGTTATTTCATTTACTACCTTAATGAAACAACTATTTATTCCTTTTTGTTGGTTTTTACTTTTGGTAAAACTTCGGGTTTTCTGGTAAATTCTACGGGTCTCGTTTGATTTACTAAATAACATTTACCAAGCAATAATATATTTTTACAAGCATTCACATCTCTATTTACGAAAATACGGTTTTTTGCTTCCTCTTTTGGAGTTAGTATTTCGTGGAGTGATTTATTGTGCTTCTTTCGTTTGACTACTACATTTTCCATTTCTTTTAGTGTTTTATTATATAACTTACTTGTGTTATACTCATTCACACCAATAATTTCAAATCTTGACATTAGTAGTTTCTTTATTCCTATATTTGGTGTTGGAATACACCCTTTCATCTGGGTAGTTCTGCTGTAATCACCGTGTAGTATAACAAGTTTCTTTCCTTGTTTTATTTCATCTTTGGTAAGATATGTATTTTTTATTTCATTCAATAAGTTAATTTCACTTTGTTTGGTTCTAACAAATCTGCGGAATGCTAATTTACGAAACAACTTTTGTCTGTAAAATACTTTCAAATCGTTATTTATTTCCGTTTTCTTGGTTATGAATTGTTTGAAATCGGTAGTTGAAAATGTATTGGATTTGTAATTTGACAACTCGGTTTCCTTTTGAATAATTCCATTCCGTTGCTTTTCTTGTAAAATAATAGCATTACTTCGTTTCGTATATGTTTCAAAGCGTCTTCTACAAGCGGTGTATTTGAAAAACTTGTTATTATCGTCAATCATCGTAATAGGACGGATTTTTCCAGGGTCTAACGAAACCAGTTTATATTTATCAGTTTGTAAGTATCCATCACATTGTGCTTTCGTTAAATCTTCCAGTCTGGTAAATTCGGTTTCCATATTCATCGTAGGCAGTCTTTCGCCATACACTTTGTTTTTGTATTTCTTCAAAGTGTAAAACTAAATCTCTTCATCATCATGTTTATACATATAACTCATAAAACATACAAACAACATACAAGCCGTCAATAGAATTGGTATCATAGCCTGATTAAACGGTACAAATAACGCTGATACTATATACAGCATAAACAATATAAAACCTACAGAGTTGACCCGTTTTACGCTTAAACGGACTTTTTTTATAATTTTATCATAATTGCCATAATTGTCATATATAATCATTAAACATCCAGCTGTAACCCACGTCAGTATACAAGACAATAAATATGCGCGAACCGAGTCATGGCGATTATCATTGTCTATTATTGGCATAATTACGGGGACGTTCGATTTACTGTTGTTGTTATTTAAATAAGGCGGAATATAAACCGCCACTAATATAATGGCTGCAACGACTACCAATATTCCAATGTATGCAAATACCATATATTATAAGATAGTAAAATCTTGTATCGATTTTATCGCCCAATATTGTACATTATCTTTGGTAAAATAAACACGAGCGCCGATTTTATTAAATTCGGCGTGTTCGATGAATCCTACACATCGAACCGAAGTTACATCTAAAGGCGTTGATGTAAAATAAAAAGAAAATCCGTAATCCCCGTCCATTTTGTATTTTAATACATTGTCGGCTACATCATTGCATAAATACATAAGTTGTGGTATTTCGACATTACCATATTCATCTTTAATGAATAATAAAACGGGGTTCGCGTAAAACATTTTATACACATCGACGGGTATATTATTAATATTACGATATTCTTGTCCAAATGGTATATTCACGATTTCATCAATACACCCCCAAATCATATCGGGGATATCCACGTTAGTACAATCAAATATCGCGTAGAATTGTTCGTTATATTCGACAAATCCCTTATATATTATATTTTCTTTAGAATTTGATATAATATGGTTATAACATTCGTTCGTAAAACACGTACTTGTTACGTCGTTGCAGTCTTCGTCGCCGTTTTGCTTTGCTATATTAGGCGGATAAAACTGGAAGGTTGGGAATTGTAATGTATCTTTATGTTCAAACCCGAATTTTAAAAATGGCGTATGAAGTGTACTATCAATCTTATATGCGCAAATAGATACATTTACTATATCTTCTTTATTGAAGAGCGTATTTAATCCGTCCAAATAATAATATAATTTATTGTTAAATATATAGGATGGCAAATTGACGGCAGAAGGAGAAGGCGTAGAAGGCGTAGACGGCATAGAAGGCGTAGAAGGCGTAGAAGGCAAAGAAGGCATAGAAGGCGAAGAAGGCGTCAATAACACAGTTTCTTTCGTTTTTGAAAAAACCGATTTAAGTCGGTCAGCAACAGACATACTATAACAATATAAAAAGAAATTAATATTATATATAAACACAGATGTACGACGATTTCAATCCAATTGACGCCAATGATTATGAAGTGGAGACTACTTCAGTTATATCTTATAAAAAGTCAGATGACAAAACGGATTCAAATTACCATAAAATTAAAAGGTCGCATCGATGCATTGAATTTTATGCTACGCCGCATCGACCTGGAAGCATTATACGAAATGCAGTCAATGGCGGTTATGAGATGGGGTATTTAGTTGGGTCGACGTCAGAAGATGTATTTTTCAGCGTGATTTTAGCAACTGGCGAAACTGGTCAAACTCCGTCGACCTTATTTTATGATAGTCCAGCTCAATATGAGAACCATTTCGGGTGTGTCTTATCACCTAAAATTAAAACAACGTGGATAAATAAATATAACGTCGAAATGCAAAGACGCCGTAAAATATCTACTCAAAATATATAATGAGTTTATTGCCCATTACGTATTCGCCTAATTTTAATCACGATGACGCATTAAAATTATTCAGTTTCCCTATTTTTTCATATAATTTAGCGGGAATGCCAGTTTTTACAATACTTATGGTTATAGTCACCACATTTGTTTTAGCAATAATAACACTTACCGACCACAATTTACCAGTAACTGGAGGCAAAAAGAAACGTTAACCACAATGCGAACACGAGGAGCAATGCGGTTTTACAAAGGTATACGCGGGTTCGGCGCTTGCTGCTTCTGTGATAAGTTGCCCTGATACATCACGTTGACCTGATGCTACACTCGATGCAATAAGTTGACCAGATACATCGTGTTGACCAGATACATCACGTTGACCTGATGCTACACTCGATGCAATAAGTTGACCAGATACATCACGTTGACCTGATGCTACACTCGATGCAATAAGTTGACCTGATACATCGTGTTGACCAGATGCTACACTCGATGCAATAAGTTGACCAGATACATCACGTTGACCAGATACATCACGTTGACCAGATACATCACGTTGACCAGATACATCACGTTGACCTGATATATCAAGCCCAAAACGAGACCCATATACTGGACCCGTTGCGCCAGAACAATCTGGCATAATTGTAAATTTGACGTTTGGACTGTTAGGTAATCTTGAAAATATGGAATCGTTATAAATGGTAAATGTGCAATTATGAAAAGTCGACATTTTTAATAATTATAATACGTTGTATTTAAGTATATTTAAAAACTTATTTGCGATTGTAAATGACATTTTTGAAAAAACACATTAATCGCGGCTATGTCGGTACCCATCACTACCTCATCTGGAATATAAAAGGCTTTATCTGACCTGTTTTTATAATATGCCAAAATGACAGGCACGCCATTCACCATTTTTTTATTCTTTAGAAATGCATATATTTCAAAACATTCATCAATGTCAATTGTAACGCATTGCACATTCGCAGGCATTTGACTAAACCCGTGTAATACTTGCGTCTCAATTTGTTTGCAGGGTTGACACCAAGTCGCACCGAATTTCACGATAAACACGCCTTTATTATTACTCAATATTTGTTTGAAGTGGTTGACGTCAACAATTGCCATTATATATAAATATTTACTTTTAATTTGTTTTTTAAATGTAAATGGAGCATAATTTGAACATTCACAATTATTCTTTAGAAGAACGGTTACAAGTGTTTGAATTATCTTTTAATATTACATTGCACGACCTTAAACGTGCAAAGAAACAAGTATTAATGTTGCATCCTGATAAATCGAAACTCTCGTCGGACTATTTTTTATTTTACAAGAAGGCGTATGAAATTATTGTTGAATTCTTTGAAAATAACAACAAACAAAATCAATCGATGGATGATGATTCGACCACGTATCATTCAGAAACTCTCAATAATTTCAATGATAAACATATTCACGATAAAATAAATGATATGGCTAAAGAATCATTTCAATCCAAATTTAATCAACTATTTGAAGCCAATATGGAAGCCAAGCAAAACCGCAATGAATGGTTTTCGCAAACCGCGCCCACGCACGAATATAATGAACCTGTAAATTCAAAGAATATGGGAAAAGTATTTGAATCGATGAAATCAAATACAGTCACTCAATATCGCGGCGTAAAAGAGTTAGAACAGACAATTGGTTCCAATTTTTATGATGATGATGAAGGTGAATATGTGTATTGCGACCCGTTTAGTAAATTGAAATTCGATGATTTAAGGAAGGTGCACAAAGATAAGACGATTTTCGATGTAAGTGAACAGGATTTCAAAGACAAGAACCTTTCGGTTGAACATTTGACGCAAATCCGTAGACAGCCCATCAACATCGGATCGAATCATGAACAACTTTTGGCAAATAAACAACAAGAAACTAAAGAACGGATGATGAAGAAGGATTACCACGCGAAATTGCAGACTATGGATTATGAAAAACGAAATAAATCTATTCTATCATCGTTTCTTCATCTGGAAAACTAGAGTCGAGCGGAACCTCCTCTTTAATGGTAAGTCGCGTATTTGCCAATTCTTTATCACGTTCTTCTAAATGTCTTTGTAATAATTCTTCCATATTTTTAATGGGTGTATCTGAAATCGATTCCATATTTAATTCGCGTATCGTATGTATTGGGTTATATTCATTTTGTCTTTCTTCCAATGTAAGTGGTCTTTCTTTCAATGTAAGTGGATTTTCAACTGAAGGTTGTGTATATAATTCAAAGATTGCATCACGATTTAATTGACGTAATTCAGGTTGAGTCAGATGTTTATCTTTATGTTTTTGATATATATTGTGGATGGTTTGTTTGAATGTGGCGGGGTTAGGTAAGGGTAATCGTTGAACTGCGGTCCATAATAATTTTTGATTTTCGGAATGAATAAATAACATATACTTATGATTTATTATCAACTCGCGGCATTGGCCGCGGTGTCCTTGTCCTTGTGTTTGGACATTAACTGGGCCATTACGCTGTCCTGTCCTTGTGTTTGGACATTAACTGGGCCATTACGCTGTCCTGTCCTTGTGTTTGGACATTAACTGGGCCATTACGCTGTCCTTGGTCGCGATGTCACTGTCCTTGGCCGCGATGTCACTGGCCTTGAGCCCGGACAATAACTTGCTGCGTTGTCGTTCTTTGACCTCTTGTTCCTTGATCTTCGCCATTAACTTAAGTAATTCTTGCAGTTTAGTAACAGGCGCGGCAACAGGCGCGGCAACAGTAGTAACAGGCGCGGCAACAGGCGTAGTAACGTGTGCTGACGTACAATCCCGTCTAAAATACAGACCCCGCGGATTTAATGGCGTACTCGATTTAACACCCGAATTTACGGTTGATAGATTTGAACTCGAATTTACGGCATCATTCGTATTACTCAATTGAAAATACAGACCCCATTTTGATAGATTTGAACCCGAATCTACGGCATCAAACGTAATTATATGAATTGGATTTTGTTCAACCGTATTTGAGTCAAGGTTATATTTCGAAATTACGTCTGTAATTGAATTATTCGCCGTGTACGTAACTGTATATGGCTGCGTCATATTTAAATTATATTGAGTAATTTATATGCCTAAATAAATGGATTATATAGCCAATTATTTTCATATATTGTAACAATAAATGTATGATTATATCCATTGACGAAAACAACATCATCGTTATTCAAAACATTGCATCCGTATTCATTCATACAACTTCGTCCATTCACTTTTATTGGTAATTTAGTGTTAATATTTCCAGTATTTGAAATTGTATAATATTGCCATTTGTCGCGACCCATATATCGTCCCATCAGCAATAAAATAAGGTCGGAATTTGCGGTTAAAATGCCGACTTGTGAATATTCAATAGGTAATGTCGGTTTTATGGGTGGGATTGTAGGGTCGACAAATTCCGCAATTGGTTTATCGACAACGTGTTCGTTCGGTATACTAACAACTGTACGATTAATATACGTTTCTTGACGTACAATAACAAACGCCACTAATACAAACAATCCGAAAATGCAATATGTCATATGTTTGGATTTCATATATTATACGTATGTATTTACGGTGGCGTATTTGCAGCAATTAAGTTATCAATTTGACGTTTTGCGGAAGCGGCATCATAGTTATTCGCCATTGTGAATACGGAACCCAGACGGTTTTTCGCTTGAGTTTCCGCGGATTTAAATACAGTATTACTTTTATCAAATGCATGATTTATTTTATTTACCGCAATTGCCATATCCGAATTAAATGCATTAACTGCGGTTGGTATTGCGTTAATTATTTTGTTAAAACCAGGCGTAATTTGAGTGTCAACAGGACCCGATAAATTCGCAGGCAAGTTCACGATACGGTCGTGAATTTTATTACATTGATTTACAAAGTCTTGCTTTGGGAAGGTAGGCATTGGCTCGACGTCGCATAGATAACACATATCCAGCACAAATTGCGGATAATGAATCATACTATATCCACATAATTCCTTTATATTATCATCGACACAATATATCATTTCCCATACATTGTCAACCTGTGGCTGAATCGGGCAACCCGTATAGTGTTCTACAAAATAAACGAAAATCCGAACGGGTAAATATAATATTTGGCCAATTGCCTCGAGCATATAATAAAAAAAACATCGATGTAAATTCGTGACTTTATATACACCGCAATTAATAT